GATGAATTGTGGGAAATGCAACGTGTAATTCCTATGATAGTTAAAGACATTGCTACAGACGTACATATGGAGATTGAGAAGCGTATGCAGTCTAATAAGTCATTGAGTGTTCCAGAGGCTGCAAAGTATATAGGAGTATCTAATTACATTATACGTAGATGGTTAGAACGCGGAAAACTTAAGAATGAGAACCCTTCAGAGGGCAATGTATTAATAAGTATACGCCAATTAGAAGACCTTAGAGCGTCTGAGCCTAATATGGTAATGAGAAAGCAGAAAAAAGTAAGAGCGGTACCTGCTGGGGCACGTGATTTCAGAAAAATAGCAAATTAAAAAAGCGACACTTCACAGCGTCGCCTTTAAGTTTAACAATCTAAATTTTTTAATTACAATGGCAAAGATACAACAAATGAATGAAACAGCAAAACAAAGTAGCCATTTTCTTCTTCAAGACGGCTACGTAACCTACAAGGGTAAGTGTTATAACGAGTGTAACGCTGCTGAAAAAGAGGCGTTTAATATCGTTATAGGTGATATAAAACCTATAGACGACGAACTTAACGCCTTAATACAAGGGCTAACAGCCCCCTTATTACTTCAATATACTATGAATGATGAAGAATTTATAAAGCCTATCATTTTTGAACAATTAAAAGCGACTTTGCACCCAGAGAATGATAACGACCACGAGGGGTGGTGGCATCTTAAATCTACTTGCGGCTGCTACACTATGCGCTTATCAGGGTGTTATGACAGGGGCGTTTTAAACGCTGAAGCTGAAGTTTATAAATCAGTGGGCAAGCACTCTGTGTATTACGACCTTACTAATGCCCAGTGGCTCGATGTACAAGAAATCCTTGAAGCTGAATATGAGCGGCTTGTAGAAGATAGTGAAGAATGCGAGCGCAACCGCTACTACGAAGAGTTATCGCACGATTGGCATCAGTTTATTTAACCTTTAAAATCTTACGACTATGAAAGAACAAGTAACAACCTTAGAATTAGGCAAGTGCTACAGAGTGTACCACAACAACGATGTATTACACCTTATTAGGGTTAATGAAGAGCATACATCTTTAATTCCTAACAGACCTCCCATATATATGGTAGCAGAGATATGGGGTGATAACACCATAAATACTAACACATATCACTCAGTAACAGGAGGCAGCACTTATACAGAGATAACACAAGAGCAGTTTAAGGCTGTGTTAAACTCAATGATACACAGAGTGTCTAATTACATAAGTACGATGAATTAAATCCGCTCATTTGTTGCTATTCGTAGGCTTCGGCTAACTGAAGTAAGAATGTTAGGCAGTTAGCCGAATGACCTACAAAACAAATATAAAGAGCCTCTACCAAATAAATAAGTGCCGTGTTATTCTTGAAATCTGGAAACTTAAAAAAATAACAATAACGCACGGCACTTTATTTTAAGAAAATAACCTTAATACCTATATCAAAATGAAAGTAGAAACAAAGTACAACGCAAATCAAACCGTCTATTTTATGCACGAAAATAGAATAAAAAGCAGCGAAGTAGCTATTATAGATATTAATATCATAGCTAATACAAACACCACTGAGATTAAATACAGAGTGTTCAATTTCCCTAATTTCTTTTTACTCGAAAAAGAAGTTTTCAGCAGCAAAAAAGAACTATTAGAGTACTTAGAAAATAACTAAAAACACTTATACAAATGAATGAAGAATTAATTACACTGAAACAAGCCCCTATCATTATCTATGAGAAAATAAAAGCGGTAGGGCAACAAATTGAGGTGAAAATCTCAGAATTGAACCTCGACAATCAGTTAGTAACTGAAGATACGCTAAAGAGTGCTAAAAATACCCGCACGATGTTACGCAAAGAACTTGATGATTTTGAGACGCAACGCAAATACATCAAAGAGCAGGTAAACGCTCCTTATGAAGCCTTTGAGAAAGCGTACAAAGAGCATATCAAAGTACATTACGATAAGGCTGATAGTACGCTGAAATCGAAAATAGACGAGGTACAAAATCGGCTAATAACTGACAAAAGCGCACGTATCAAAGACTATTTTACTGAATTGTGCCAGCAGCAAGGTATTGACTTCCTCATCTTTGAACGCTTACCTTTAAATATCACCATTACCAAGAGTGATAAAAGCCTTAAAGAAGAAGTGGCAGGCTTTGTAAGCGAGGTGTCAAAAAGCATTCAACTTATTGAAAGTCTATCTGACCCTGACGAGTTTAAGGCTGAGATACTAACAGAGTACAAGCAGACGCTTGATATTACAAGGGCGATACAGAACGCTCAATACCGCAGGCAGCAACGTGAGGCTGAATTAGCGCGTATCGAGGCGCAACGAGTAGCAGCCGAGCAAGCGAGATTAGCCGCTGAAGCAAGAGCGAGAGAAGTCGCTCCTTTGCAAGCACCAGCACAAGTGAATGAAGTGCAACCAGCAGCACCTTTGCAACCTGAACCAGTGCAAGAAGCGGTACAATATTATGATAATGAGGTTGTACAATCCACTTTCACAGTGATAGGCACAAGGGCGCAACTTAGAGCATTACGCGATTTCTTAGATAATAATAATATTCAATACCAATAATAAAATGGAAACACCAGTATTACAAAAACAATCATTAGCGAACTTTCTTAACAAGTCCGATAAATTCTTAGAGCAAAATTTAGGCGCAAAAAAGAGCGAATTTGTATCAAACTTATTAGCCCTTTCAGATAGCAACAAAGAACTATCGCAATGCGAACCTGCCGACCTTATGAAGTGTGCAATGAATGCAACCGCGCTGAATTTGCCACTAAATAAGAACTTAGGGTATGCGTATGTGATACCTTACTTTGACCGACAAACCAATCGCACTATTCCTCAATTTCAAATGGGGTACAAGGGGTTTGTTCAGCTGGCTATTCGCAGCGGGCAATACAAAACGATTAACACTTGTGAAATTCGTGAGGGTGAAATCAGACGAAACAAGGTAACAGGACACATAGACTTTTTAGGTGAAAACCAAAGTGGTGCAGTTATCGGTTACCTTGCTTACATTGAGTTACTCAATGGCTTCCAGCAGTCGCTTTTTATGACTATTGAGCAACTACAAGCGCACGCTTCTAAGTACTCAAAAACGTACGCAAAAACAAACAGAGGGCTTTGGAAAGACGAGTTTGACCTAATGGCAAAAAAGACGGTACTAAAACTATTGCTTAACCGCTATGGGGTGCTTTCAGTAGAGATGCAAAAAGCAATAGAGAAAGACCAAGCAGACGGCAACGGGCAGTACATTGACAACAATCAAGGGCGTACGGTGATAGATGCAGAGGTAGTTGAGCAAAATGAGCCTACAGAGCCTCAAGCAGTGCCACCTATAGCGCAACCAGCAGCAGGCACACCAGCCCCAAAGCAAGTCGATTTTAAACAAGTATAGACTATGAAAACGCATTACTTTACATTAGGACAATCGCACGTATATCGTTTTAATGGACAAACATTAGACCACGATTGTGTGATTAAGATAACAGCTGAAAATCCAAGAGATATAATGGTTGTGTATTTTGACTTAGAGTGGGCTTTTGAATATGATGAATGCCCTGAAATGAGATACTTCTCACGAGGTATATACAACCTAACAGAAAGCAAATGGGAATAGCAAAAGTAATCAGTTCAGGTAGCGAGGGTAACGCTGTGATTTATAACAAGGCAATAATGGTAGATTGCGGCGTTACACTCAAAGCCTTAGAAGCAGTAAAACGTTCTTTGAAAATTGTACTCCTCACACACCAGCACGGCGACCATTTAAAATTGCGAACCTTACAACGATTACAAGCCGAGCGACCTACTTTGCGCATTGCTTGTGCTGATTTTCTCTTAGAGAGGTTGGAGGGGCTAACGAATATCGATGTGCTGCAAGTGGGTAGGTTATACGATTACGGGGCGTTTAAAGTGTCGCCTGTGAAGCTGTACCACGACATTCCAAATTTCGGTTGGCGAATATTTCTTAACAATGGTCAAAAGATATTCCACGCTACTGATACAGCACACTTAGAGGGTATTACTGCCAAAGGTTATGACCTCTACGCTATTGAGCACAATTACTGCGAGGAGTACATACAGCAGGCAATTGAAGAAGCGCACGCAAAGGGCGAATATACGCACGCTTACGGCAATATCAATACGCACCTGAGCATACAGCAAGCGAGGGCGTTTATTGAGGCAAACAGAAAAGAAAGCAGTGAAGTATTAGAGCTGCATAAAAGTAGAAGTTTTTATAAGTAAAATATATTGAATATGGATACATCAAAAGAAAGAGAAGCAAAGAAGAATAAAATTCTATTCGATATAATGGAATTTTTGAAAGACAAAGGAATTTCCACAGATGATAGGATGAGAATAAGGCACTCTATTGTAAAGATAAGAGAATTAGACCACGAAAGACCTATTGTTTTTAACGACAAGTGGAAAGGTTATGAAGGGTATGAGATAAAGGGTAAAAATAACATATCGGCTACTTACGAGGAAGCTCGCCTACTTGAAATTTTTGAAAGAATGTTTTTACCAGAGGAAGTAGAAAAGAAGCAGATAAATCAAAAACTATACGATTTACTCGCCATTGTTTACAAATTATGTGATTATAAATCTGAAGGTATTGAATTTAAAATTAAACAAAAATGAAAACAATATTTAAAGTTGGAATGGAAGTGTATGACCAAATTTTCTTTGGTGAAACACCTTTAAAAATAATAGAAGTTAAGGGAGATATGACCTTACGTGTTTTGTGTGGAGAAGTAACCTATTTTTATACGGGAGACGGTAGATTTATAGGCGATGAAATTATTTCAAATAGACACAGAGGTCTTTCACAAACCCCTACTCTTTCAATTTCTCCTTATAAATTAGAAGGTTTTAGACAAGCACCTACTTTTGGTGAAGCTCTAAAGTGGTTAAGAGATGAATACTTAGATGAATCTGTTACTTATAAAATAGATGGGGAAAAATATTTTGCTGATTATTACTATAGTAAAAATGCTCCGTATAAATCTTTTGAGGCTTTAAGAAAACTTACTATTCTAAGAGATTATTACAATAATGGTTTTAAACAAGAGGATTTAGTTAATATTATTAATGCAATTATAATAGAAAGAGTAGATGATGAATATCAAATTGTTGTTAGGAAGCATCTTAATACAAGACATGTACTATTCTTTAAATCTGAAGAAATTGCATTCAAATTCCTTGAAGAACAAAAAGAACTATTAGAAATCGCAAAACCTTTATTATAACTATGGAAAACAAAAACAAAATAATGAGTGCTTTACAAGTAATCAAAATAGCACTTGAAGCAACAAAAGAGAAGGTTCTTATAACAAAAGGATTGTTAATTGAACTGAAAGAAAAATATCAGTGTTTGGATAATTTGGAAGATATAAGAAAAGACCCTGATGTTATTCATTTATCAAATGAAGTTAAACAATTAGCTGAAGAAATCGGATTTATAGTTGAAAATTAAAAAAAACTATGGAAATACAAGGACGAATTAAAACAATATTCGCTACTGAAACAGTAGGGCAAAACGGCTTTCAGAAGCGTGATTTAGTTATCACCACCGATGGGCAATATCCACAAGATATTATCATTCAATTTGCACAAGGCAATTGCGCTTTGTTGGATAACTTGCAAATAGGGCAAATAGTTAAGGTACACTTTAACCTGCAAGGGCGTGAATGGACAAGTCCGCAAGGCGAGGTTAAGTACTTTAATACGGTTGTAGGTTGGAAAATTGAGGTTGTACAACCTATGCAACAATACCAGCAGCCTATGCAATATCAGCAAGCCCCACAAGGGTACGTACAGCAACCGCAATATGCGCAACCTGCCTACCCACAACAAGGGCAACCACAATATCAGCAGGGGCAAATGTTTAACCAGTACGGACAAGCACCCGCACAAGGGGACGGCATACCGTATTAATGTAAAACAATTTAAAATAAATAAAAAATGAACAAGTATGTAATTAAATTTAGCCACGTGGAAGAAAGTGAGTACACGGCTATTGTAGAAGCAGAAAGCTATGAAGAAGCAATGGACATTTTTGAAGAAAGTCCGTTTGACTATCTTGAAGATGAAGAACCCGACAGTGTGCAAGGACACGCATTTCACGTTAGTAAAGTAACTGAAGATGGTGAGGTTGTGTATGAAAAATCAAAGAAATTAATAGCGGAGTACCGTTAATGTTTGGCAATTCGCACAACAAAAAGCAAGTATCAATCGGGATAGTAGCAGGTTCGAGTCCTGCCTTGCTTTCAAAATAAAGACAAAATGGAAGCACTAAAAAAAGAGGCTAAAGATATTCAAAAT